TGGTATCAGAGCTTAGTTTTCCAATGGAGATGTCAGGCTAAAACCCAATTCTCCGGTCACGCCAAGAAGGGTAAGTTGTACGTTTTTGTGTTGAGTGTTTAAATAATCAGATCAACTTTGCAAGTTTCTGAATTATTCCTATAATTCCGGTTGGTATCCAAGCTTGAACTATTGTGTTTGTAACCAGAGGTATTCACCGTTAAATCACAAGGGATTAATCCTAAAGACCCGGCCTTGTAAGTCTACCTGGGGTAGCCGTTGGCGTAGGTTGCGGAGGTATCCAGTGGTTTAATGTTGTGTCAAGCAAAGGTGAACACTCAGTAGTAAAACAGTTTGACCGTTACTGGAGCTATACTATAGGGATAAAGCAGAGACTTTGCCTGAGTAATGTCTGAGAGGTTTGAACAGGCAATACAAAAATGGTACAATGAATCCCGGACGGCTGACCTGAGATACTTAGACTTAGCAACTGAATCCCCAACAGTGAAGGATTACTGCTCAGTGATCAACAACAACGTTTCAGTGATCTACGACAGATTGCTGCTGCACTCGAAAGTGGCCATAAAGGATACATACAAAATCCTTGAGGCACAAGAAGCAAACCAGGACATCCTGGTTCAAGAAATCAGAAGGCTATCTAAAAGAGTCAAAGCACTTGAAGCCGAGGCTCTCGCCAGCAAACCGCTCACAGCCGAGCAGGTTCGCGAGCTGGTCAAAGAAATAGCTGCACAACCAAAGCTTGTGGAAGAGCAAGCTTTTAAACTAACAACAGACCTCAGGAGTCAAGTCCTGCAGGTGAAGGAGCTAGTGGAGAAGGTTCAACACCTTCTTGTCTCATGAGCCGTCCTGATTCTGCAACAACAGCAGAATATATCGCGGCGGCCCAAGCCACTGAAGCACTAGGAAGCCCGGCAGAGGGTTTCCTCTCAGTCAAGAACATCCCACCGGGATCCAGTTCGCAGACTGCGTTACTGATAAAGCAGAACAACTTTCTGCTAGAATTGGTGCTTGATCTTCACCGGAAGATCAATGGAGTCGAGGCCCGTCTCTCAAGGGCAAAAGAACCAGCTGAAGGTTCACAAGGTCAAGGTCTGGAAGAAATCATCCAGAAGCTTGACAAACTCAAAATCGGTGATGGAGAACAGAAGACCCACTCCATCAAGGGTCCAGGAAAGGTCTACTTCTACCGAGACCCTAAGGCGCTCGCCGAAGAAGAGCGCAGAAAGGCAAAGCTACGCTATGCCTGAGGCAGCTGCACCAGCAGCCTATGCGGCCAACTGGCCCAAAGGAGCCGTACTGTACAACGGCGTCAACTTCCTTGCTGCAGATGGCAAGACGGTGATCCTCTCCGATGCAGCCAAGAGGATCAAAGCTGGAGTCGCCTACCTGAGGCGAAAGCAGCGACGATGGGCCAAAGCCCAAATGAGAAGGGCAGTCTGTGCTGCCAACAAAGCCAGGAAGGCCTACTACAGGCTGACGGCTTCCACTCCGATCATCCAAGTCGGAGATTATGGGTTCGCTGAGCCCATATCGAAAGGGTTCCGCTACAAGGGACCAGGAGCTCCGAAGAAGGAGCCAAGGACCACAAGTCCAGCAGAGCGCAGGAGGCGCGTAGGGCCCAAGGCCCAAAAGGAAGAAAAGGCCCAGGACTGGTCAGTCCTGGATGATGGAAATTTCCTGGCTTCCCTCTGGGAACCAGAAGATTGGGCCTGCCCGTGCAGCCCAATAGCTGAGAGCCCGGCCCAGATGGGGCCCATCTCAGCAAGAACTATACAAGGCCCACCCAAGAGGCCAACAACCAGGGAATCGGCCCAGGAACCGATTGAAGAGTGCTGCTTCATGATGAGGCAAGGCAGCACCAGCTCAACACTCCCACCTGTGAGAGGGAGTAACACAGCAGCCGCACCGATCCAGGAGGATCAAGTTAGAGACTACCGGCGTTGGCAAAGACTCCGGTGGAACATGCGGAATAGGTGGAACACCACCTTTAGAAGAACGCTCGAGTCAGAGTTGGATCCAGAAGCAGAGATCCAGCTCTCACAACGAAGAAGAGCGAATATGGTACCAGCTGAGGTACTATATGAAGAAGGATGGAGCAGCACAAGGCTCCATAGGGTGTACCAGCACTACTCGGAGGAGAGAATACTCAGCACTGGTGAGCAAGTGGAACTTCCATTTGTAACCAGGAGAAGTTATGAAAGACTCCAGAGGACGGGATATCAGCAAATCCACCTGGGATTAGTACTGATAAGGGTGCACACCCTCCATAGACGAGACGCAGGAGTAAAAGCGCTCGTAGTGTTCCGAGACACAAGATGGAGAGACGATAGGTCCATCATTGGATCTATGGAGATCGATCTGTCTATAGGAACTCAACTGGCCTACATAGCCCCAGACATGATGATGAGCATCCATGACTTCTACAACCATGTAGAGGTAGTGGTAGCCACGAGAGGCTATGAGGAATGGCAAGGAGGAGAATCAAACCTCCTAATAACCAGAGGATTGGTTGGGCGTCTTACCAACACCAGCCATGCAAGCTTCAACTACAACGTGGAACAAGTTGCTGAACACTTGTCCAGTCATGGGATTGTTGCACTCCCAGGAAGAAGGCACTCTGCAGATGCCCACAATGGAGAAATGTGGAGCATAAGACCACCTAGGTCAAATTCGGTAAGGAATCCAAGGGAGGTCCAAATCAGCAACAGACTAGATGGGTCTGTCAGCCTCCGATTCACAGGGTACGAAATCGCCCCCGCAGTTACTGAAGCACTGCAAAGCGATGATGAATCTGAACTCGCAGCCATGGCAATCCAGGAATCAGGGGAGGATGAAGATGATGATCCTTTCCAAGATTTCCTCTATATGGCCAGCATGCCCAGAACAGCATACGAAAGTCAACCTATCTGGGATGACAGCGATTCAGAGGAGGAACCTGATCAAGGGTTTATCAACCCTTTTTCGGAAGATGGTGGGGGGAGTAAGGACTTCGAAGCCAAAACTCAGACGGCTCTTATGACGTCCATGGAAGAACTTCCCTACCCAAAGCTGAAGAAGTTGGAAGCCGCGTTCAGCAGTGGCTCGGTGGTATCGAACTATGCACCACCACAGGACTCCAACATGGGTCCCCCAACTTACCCACCGGCACCTACAAACGGAGCATCTAGCTCAAGGCCTATGCCAACATTGGGCCTAGAAGGAGCAAGGCCCAAGGTGTCCGACTTCAGAAGAAGGGAAACGAGTAACCAATGGAACCTTCCATCGGCCCAGCAAGTAAATGGGGCCATGCTCGTCCTCCCAGAAGACATTGGGCTATATGAAGAGGTCATATCCAGATGGGAATCAATAACGATCAACCTTCTGAATGATAGGACCTGGGACAATAACAAAGCCCGAGTCATATATGTGGAGAACCTTCTCGGAGAAAGCGAGAAGAAAATCTGGCAACAATGGCGGACCACCTACACAAAGGAGTATGAAGAACTGGTGGCCATTGCAGACGATCCACAAGACATCACCAGTCAAGTGAGAATGGTGATTACCCTGGAAGATCCATACAGAGGCTCTACTGAAGAACAATCAAGAGCATACCTGGATCTAGAGAGACTAGTCTGCGACGACATAAAGGATATTCTTCCTTACCTGAACGATTTCAAAGTTCTCGCAGCTAAATCTGGGCGCATGTTCACCAGCCCAGAGCTCTCAGAAAAACTCTTCCGAAAGCTACCACCGCTGATCGGAGGAGAAATAGAAGCCGCATTTAAAGAGAAGTATCCCGGCAATACAGTAGGAGTACTTCCCAGGATAGTGTTCATACATCACTACCTGACTGATCTCTGCAAGAAGGCCGCAATCCAAAGAGGAATTAAGGACCTCAGCTTCTGCAGAAAGTTCCCGATACCTGGCTACTACCAGAAATCTCAGAAGAAGTATGGACTGAGAAAAAGCCAGAGCTACAAGGGAAAACCACATGACACGCATGTCAGAGTGGTAAAGAACAAGGACAAGGCAAGAAGCGTCAAGTGCAAATGCTTCATATGTGGTGAAGAAGGCCACTTTGCCAGAGAATGCAGGTCCAAGAAGGGAAACATAGCTAGAGCAGCAGTGGTGGATAATCTCGATCTACCACCAGACTTTGATGTGCTATCCTTGGATCTGAATGAAAGTGACAGTGACGCGATCTGTTCATTTTCTGAAGGAGAAATCGCGAATGGGGCAAGATATGTTCAAGAGGAGTTGCACAAGCTCCCATATGAGACAGCCCTTATGCTTCAAAGTCAGAACAGCTGGAGAAGAACGGTGAAACTGCCAGCATACCAAGATTGTTGTGGGCATCAACCAACTTTGGGCCCAAATCTGACGTTTGAGCAAGCAAAATGCGCGTTCTGCGGAGTCCAGACGAACCCAGAAATGAGGATGTACTGCGACATATGTAGGCTAACTGCATGTCCCATGTGCTCCAAATACTACCTGGACATACCGGTGCGCATGAACAAACCACCACCACCTCCACCAGAGAACAAGGACGAGCTTATTCATGAGCTTGTAGTTTACACGGAGACCTTACTGAAAAGGGTCAAGGAGTTGGAGGAACAGCTTAAGGAGAAGGAACTGGAAATTGCCCGCCTTGAGCTGATGATAAATGATGAGGGCAAGCAAGAGACAGCAGAAGAAGGAGAAGAGGCAAACTTCATAGAAGAATCATCCACAATCCATTGTGAGGAGGATGAATTTGGAGCCTCAGCAGCTGTCACAGGAAGAAAGGTGATCAACAGGCTATACAACGTGAAGATCCTCTTCACCATCCCAAACGTGAAGCCATTCACCTTAAATGCGATAGTGGATACTGGAGCCACTTCGTGTTGTGCTGACATCCGAGCAATCCCAGAAGAAGCATTGGAAGAGTTGAACTACACAGTCAACTTCTTCGGGGTAAACTCAGAGTCCCAAGCAAGGCACAAGATAAAAGGAGGCCAGATCTCAATGGGAGAGTCGAATTTCAGACTCCCATTCATATACGCCTTCAAAATGGACTCAAAGGATGAAATCCAGATGCTCTTAGGATGCAACTTCCTGAGAAGCATGGCCGGAGGTGTTCGCCTGGAAGGTACTACCATAACCTTCTACAAACAAATCACCACCATCAATACTACGCTGGCGGTGGAATCAGCGAAGAAGGCGATACCGGAATTGGACCTGGATGCTGAAATGCTTGCAGAAATACAAGAACTGGTGTATTACCAGTCTCCAGCAAGAAATCCAAGGTTCGAAAGCAGGTTTGAGGGCCTCATTGGTCGCTTAAGAAACCTGGGCTTTATCGGGGAAAACCCGGTGAAACATTGGGCCAGAAACCAAGTGAAGTGCAGGCTAGAGATCATCAACCCAGATCTCACAATTCAAGACAAGCCCCTTAAGCACGTCACACCGCAAATGGAGGCCCAGTTTAAAAGGCACACTGATGCATTACTCCAGCTGGGAGTAATACGCCCGTCCAAAAGCAGGCACAGGACGATGGCGATCATGGTGCAATCCGGTACAACAGTAGATCCCGCTACCGGAAAAGAAACAAGAGGCAAAGAGAGGATGGTATACAACTACAGGTCATTGAATGACAACACACACAAAGACCAGTACTCCTTGCCAGGGATCAATACAATCCTGAAGAAGATTGGAACTTCAAAGGTCTACTCAAAGTTTGACTTAAAGTCAGGCTTCCATCAAGTGGCCATGGATGAAGAATCCATTCCCTGGACAGCTTTCTGTGTCCCAGGAGGATTGTATGAATGGCTTGTTATGCCATTCGGATTGAAGAATGCTCCCTCAGTATTCCAAAGGAAGATGGACGACTGCTTCAAAGGCACGGAGGCCTTCATAGCCGTCTACATTGATGACATTCTGGTTTTTTCCAAGAATGAAGAGGAGCACCAGAAGCATCTCCAAAAGTTCCTGGAGATAGTAGAAAAGGAAGGACTAGTCCTGTCGCCAACAAAGATGAAGATTGCAGTTCCGGAAGTAGAATTCCTGGGTGCAATAATTGGCAACTCGACTATCAAGCTACAGCCTCACATAATCAGAAAGATTGCTGATATACCAGAGGAGCAGCTAAAGGAGAAGAAAGGGCTACGGGGATGGCTTGGTATACTAAATTATGCCAGGACATACATACCCAACCTGTCTACGTTACTTGGGCCTCTATACCAGAAGACCAGCCCACACGGTGACAAGAGACTCAAAGCCCAAGACTACGCTTTGATTAGGCAGATCAAGGCACTGGTCCAGAACCTCCCGGACTTAAAAATTCCCCCAGCAGACTCATACATCGTTTTGGAAACGGATGGCTGCATGGAAGGATGGGGCGGAGTGTGCAAATGGAAGCCCAACAAGCACAGCCCAAAGTCACAGGAGAAGGTGGCCGCATATGCCAGCGGCAAATTTCCGGTGGTAAAGTCCACCATTGATGCTGAAATACATGCATGCATGGGTACTCTCTCAGCATTAAAAATCCACTACTTGGACAGGAAGGAGATAACTCTGAGAACAGATTGCCAGGCAATCGTATCCTTCCACAACAAGATGGCCCAAAACAAACCCTCAAGGGTAAGATGGATCAGTTTCACTGATTTCATTACAGGGCTAGGAATCAAGGTCAACATTGAGCACATAGATGGGAAGGACAACGTCCTTGCAGATACGCTCTCAAGATTGATCTTCAAGATCCAAGAAGAAGGTGCTCTGATGGCACTAGAAAGAAGACCAGAGTGGGAGCCCAGACCACCACCAAGGGTCGATAACAACTCTCCCATGAACATCATCTATGGGCTCATCCATCAGGATCAGCAGGAGCTCATAAACAGACACAAGGAGGCGCTTTGGCAGTCCACTCCAAAGTACGAAGGCCCAACCGGACTTATGATCCCCTTAAACGAAGCCCAAGAATGGAGGGCTTTTGCAAGAAGGATGAGGATCGCTCAAGCCCAGAAGGTGGACAAAGAGCTGTTAGGACTTCTCCAAATGGCTCAGGATAAGGCCCAATACATTGAAGACCAACGGGCCGGAAACAATTGGGCTACAGACGCTTGGCCCAACTACCTGGAAGACGTGAACGTCATTCATGACGTAAGAAGAAAAATCCAGAACATAACACGTCACTAAAGAACACAGAAGCGTGTGGACCCCAGCAGCAGCTGCACGCCAACTCTGAAGACTGCTTTATCTTTTCAGGAGCACATGCTTATGTCTCCTCGTCTTTTAGTGTCGGCACCACAGTTAGGTGCCACGTTTAGTTTTTGAGGAATCATGGCCAGCTGTGCCTGGACCACCTCTACTTTTAGTTGGAAGGTAGCGTCGGCTACCATTCCTTTTTCTTTAAGCAAGGACTCTCTGAGCTGTCGATGGGGACCATTGATCACCCGAGCTCAACCTCCTTCGCTATAAATAGAGTAGTTTCTGATAGTTTCAGACAGACAAGGAATAACCTTGAAGTCTAATTCTGTATTTGCGCTACGTCTGAATATAAATAGAAAACACTCGCTTCGGCGAAGTTTTCCGATCCAATCCTTCCGCCCCCAATCGTCTTATTTTCTTAT